GGGCAGTTCCAGCAAACGTCGCAAGGGGCGCAGTCGCGCATCCAAACGCTTCAACGTGATGCCGACTTCCAGGCGAAGTTGCTCTCTCCCAATCCGCAGGTGCGCGGGCCGGCGCAGAAGGAGTGGGAAGAATTGTTCAAGGTTGCCTACCCGCCTACTTGACGGACCCGTAGCATATCCACTATTCATCCGGGCTAACACACGGCTGGCCCGGATGAACCGGATAACTGGCATGGCACCAAACAGGGATTTCCCGCCATGTCGTTTCAGGTTCCAACTCACTTCGTTCAGGCCTACTCCACCAACGTCGAGATGCTGCTTCAGCAGCGCGGCGGAAAGCTGCTGTCGACTGTTTCGCAGGGCAGCTACACCGGCAAGGGTGCGAAGGCCGTCGAGCAGGTTGGCCCCGTCAAGCCGGTCAAGAACCTGTCGCGTCATGCCGACACGCCCCTGATCTCCACTCCCGCCGACAGCCGTTGGGTCTTCCCCAACGACTACGAGTGGGCCGACCTGATCGACGATCAGGACAAGCTGCGCATGCTCATCGATCCGCAGTCGGCGTACGTCATGAACGCGGTCAACGCGATGCGCCGCGCACAGGACGACGAAATCCTTCAGGCGTTCTTCGCCACGTCGGCCACCGGTGAAAACGGCACCACCTCGATCGCCTTCCCGGCCGGCCAGATCGTCGGTGTCAACGTCGGCGGCGCGAACTCCAACATGAACGTCGCCAAGCTGCGCGCAGCAAAGCGCCTGTTCATGTCGGCCGGCGTCGATCTGGAATACGAGAAGCTGTTCACCGCGATCACCGCGGCGGATCACGACGGCTTGCTGAACGAAATTCAGGTGACGTCGCTCGACTACAACAACAAGCCGACGCTCGTCGAAGGCAAGGTGACGTCCTTCATGGGCTTCAACTTCGTGCCGGTCGAGTTCAGCGACGCAAGCGCCTATGACGCGGCGGCGACGCTCGTGTCGGGTGCCACCCGGCTCGTGCCCGCTTGGGCGTCGGGTGCGATGCACCTTGGCATGTGGAACGATATCACGACCCGCGTCAGCGTTCGCGATGATAAGCGCTACGCCACGCAGGTCTATGCGAAGACGACCGTGGGCGCTACGCGCACCCAAGAGAAGAAGGTCGTCCAGATCGTCACTACCGGCTGATCGGCTCGCAGCCCATACGGAAACGCACTCGAAGGGACGATCAAAATGGCAGACCTCTTTTCCACCGAAACGGCCGGGCTTCTTTCCCGGCCTGTCGTCAAGCCGAGCGCCGGTGCTTACGGCGCTCGCTATCGCCGCTACCGTGCCTCGATCACGCTGGCGACGCAGACGACCGCGGACAATATCTTGCTCGCCGTGATCCCGGCCGGCTCGATTTTCGCGGGCGGCACGCTCACCTCGTCTGCCTCGCTCGGCACGGCGGTGATCGCGATCGGCACGTCGCAGGTGCACGCCACCAACGGCCAGCTTCGTCCTGCCGGCACGTTCACCACGGTCGAAGTGCCGACGAACTTCGGCACCAGCGCGGCGCTGTCGCAGGCGGCCTTGTCGTCCGACACGCGTATCTATCTGACGATCGCAACCGCGTCGCTTCCTGCGGCGGGTACGCTCGTCGCAGACCTCTACTACACGAACGCGTAAAGGAGCCCGGCCGTGGCCGTTCAGTATGATAGCACGCCACGCGCCGTAGCGGACAGCAGCAACGTCGCGGTGACGCTTGGGGTGGCGTCGCTAGGCGGTACGGTCGGCGTCCGTGTCATTGTCGACGATCTGGTTGTCACCTCAAAAGACGCCGCGCTTCGGCATCTCGATACCGTGATGATGAAGATCGAAGCCGGCACCTGGCCGCCTTCGTCTTAAGAGGGTCAAGATGAGCGTACAATACGACGCCACCCCGCGAACGGGGAACGACAATACGGGCGTCGTGCTGTCGACAGCGGCGGCGCTTGGGTCGGTGGCGGTTCGTGTGGCGATCGACGATACCGTTGTGACGTCCAAAGGGGAGGCGCTGCGCACTCTTCTTTCGGTGCGTAACTTGGTTCAAAAGGGCGATTGGCCTGATACCGTCGTCGTGCCGGGCATTGATTGGTTTCCGCTTCTACTGCAGTCCAACCGTATCGGCCGCAATGGGCCAATTGATCCGCTGCTTGATGCGACTGATGACCGCATTGTGCAGTATGGGTTTGACGCGCAGACCATAACCATTGCGGCCGATCCGCTTGACCATCAGGAATAAACACC